CACTTATCACTGATGTGACCGCTTTTCTGTTCTGTAATGCATCTTTTGCGGCCGAAGTAACGACTTTACCGTGTTTAACGGAGTTATTGAGCTTATCTGCGTACACTAACTTATCTACTATCTGGTCTTTTATCTTATTACTGAACTTGGTTACTTGCTTTACTGTTTGGTATTCCAAGTTATCCAAAGCGGCGGTTTCTAATGGATTAAGTTTGAATGCTTTTCCAGAAGCGATATGGTTCTTTAATTGAGCATACGACATATTCTTAACAACGCTCTGACCTAACGCATCGCTCAGCACTCCAAACTTGAATGCTTGATGTAAGTTTGATGTAGCGGTTGATATTGTCGCTGGATTAACTCCAGATGCAACCAATGTCTGTAGTTGATTTGCGTCTAGTCCTTTTATCCCTACATGATGAGCAGCAAAAGTCAAGGTGTACTTGTCAATTACCTGCATTAAATCATCTATCTCTGTTGGTGTTAAAATCATTTACCAATTTTTTTAGCTACTTCTAACAAACATATCTGCATCATTCCACTCCACGCTTTCTTGAATTCGTCTTCATACCCGTAGATTGCTTTGAATCTAGGAGCATCAACGTACTTCCCATTACTTTTGAGTTTGGTTGGTTTCGTTCTGGCCATTACTTTACTTTATTAACACGCTTCCCTAATACCTTATCTTTAAACGATTGTAGGGACATTTCGTCTAATGACCCGAAAAACTTTGGAGAGTTGTAGTGCTTTAAATAGGCTGATTTCGCTTGTTGAGCAGTATCAAAACCTAACATCACTTTGTCTTCATCGTACTTCCCTGTATCAGGGACATTTTGATGAATGATGAATACTTTATCACTTTGTTTGTTGCTCTCGTTTATATAACAATCAATATGGTCACCATCATTGCCTTGCGTTCTTCTTATGTATCCGTAATCATAGCACATTTTAGTTTGACCCGAATCTTTATCGGTTTGCCACTTACGTAGGGACCCCTTCTTATTCTCAATGCTAATCAACAATCCATTCCAGCCAAACTTTCTATCTAGCGCCCATCCTGAGAACGTAGGTGTCCCATTAATCTTCGCTTTGATTATTGCATTCCTAATTGATATGGCTTTCATTATCGCTTCCACTACTTCTTCTTATTGACAACGAATGTTTTTGTATTACCGCAATCGTCCTTAATTATCACTGTGGCAGATTTCCTACCAAATAGTCTTGTCTTGATTCCAAGCAATTTCCATTGATTTCGCTCCCAGTATGATATTACATCGGTTGTATTTGTGAACTGTCTATCAGTGATATCTAATGATAATGTGTCATTTGCAAATACCACGAATCCTTTAATAATCAAACAGTCGGTGCTATCTATTATCGGGACCTTAATATCTCGCTGGTTCTTTATCGCATCAAGAATTGGTTGAAGGTCTGTACTTCTTTTAGCTGTATCACTATACTTCAATCTCTGTGTGATAATTCGCTCGATTCTATTAGTAGCTATTTTCTGGTCTTTAAGAAATTTGGTTAGGTCAGCCCTATTGTATTCCAGATATTCAGCCATCTCCTTTTTACTGTAAGTTTGAGATGCGTATTTTAAGCTATCATACTTGCGTATCTGTTCTGCATTGTCTTTGTAGACTATAATATCCTCTTTGGCCTTTGTGTAGTCTTTATAAAACCACACTGCTGTAAGAGCGAGTCCTACAATTAAGAAGATTTTCAAGTTCTTCATCGTAAGAAAGTTCGATAGTCCTGCTATTATTGCAATCATTTCACGATTATTTAACCCATTAACATCGACAATGCATCCTGCATCATCGGATTATTTTTATAGACTGCCATCATGTGGTCTTCTGTCATTGCTTTCTCTACTTCGCTATCATCACCTATCATTTCCCAAATATTTTGTTGACTTTCTGCATCGTCTACAAACTCAGTACTTTCTTCACCCATATCTCCCATCATCTCAGCTTGTTGTTGTTGTGCAGATATCTGAGCATATACTGAATTAAGTGGAAAATCACCTTCTTTGAGCTCTCTGTCTAATCCAACTGCTTCTCTCCATTCACCCATTCCCATTCCATGCGTCACTTTCAAGTTGAGTAATTCTACTTCTTGCTTCTCATCTTCAGCATTCAGTCCAACAAATTGGAATTCAAAGTCTTCGTCTATTGCTCCTACAATCCATTTGTTAATCCAGAATTCAAGTGATTTCAATAATGGTTTTAGACCTTTATCTCTTGAATAGTGTAGTTTAGCTTCGTTGTCATTGCTTGCATTAAGTCCACCTCACTTATCCATAGTAAATCCAATCTCTTCGGGTGCTATCTTGAATACAGCACACGATACTTTAATCAAGTATTCTTGCCATAAACTAAATTCCATGTCCTTATTACCTTTCTGCATATCAATCCACTCAACATCTCCCTCTACCATAGGAACTTTCCAAGCGTTTGAAACACCTGCAACCATCGCCAACCACTGTTGTCTAAATTCTGCTAGTCTGTTTCTATTAACACCTGACCCTACTTTAAGCATCCCTTTTGGATTACTTCCTTGACTGAAGAACTTTCCATTATATGCATCACCATATAACATCCAAGTGATTACGCTAATCAATTCCTCTATCTCACTCTTACCATATCCATTTGCACGAATGTCAGTTGTGCTATTTCTTATACCAAAGCATAGTTCCCATTGATAGAATTCAGTTTGAATCAGTCCGTCAATCACTTGAACGTATGAAGGCAAATATCCTTTTATTCGTTTACGTGGGTCTCCTTTGTAATCTTGCGCTTCATCAAACGTCTTTTCATCATCGTGTAATGTATCGGCCATTCTCATAGTCGCCCCATCAACTGCCAGATATTCAATTGGAACACCAGCCTTATTTCTTACTACCTCAAAACACGCTTGGTCTAATATCAAACTGTCTGCAGCTACTTTCTTTAAGAACGTATCAAATGTATCGCCATTCCAAGCATTTTCTTGTTCTCCTCCATTAAGTAAGAACTTGGTAATTTTCTTAATCGTCTCTTTATCTTTTGCGTTTAATTTCGGTTCCTCCTCAGTATAGAATTCACGCTTCTTTCTTACAACGAATCCTGTATCATATTTATTTGATTGTGGAGAGCTGAACGCACTTACTTGAGATTGTCTCGTTCCAATGATTGCTTTAATTATTGGCGTAGTTGATACCATTCTACGTTGAGTAGAATAATCTAATTGAAATCTCTTGTATTTGTAACCTTGACCTTGAGTCCATTCGTTCGGGTCAACTAATGTTGTTTTCACACCACTACTCTGTCTCTGCTGAATATCTTCCCAATAGGTATTTGCCTTGATAATGTCGTTCGGGTTATTTGATTTCATACCCTTTTCGATAGCCTCATACTCTCTTTCAGCTAGCTTACCTTTCTCAATCTCGATAGTTCTTAGACTTTGTTCGATTGAAGAGAGCTCTCGTGATTCTGTGTTATCGTGCATTGATATCTGATATTATTGTTTGTTGTACTAGGAATTTAGATGATTGTAAATCTCACCATTTTATGTGAAACTACCAAGAGATTAATTCTGCAGTATCTTTGTTATGTAGAAAGCTACGATGGAAGGGTCCTTGTAATTCAACTCAAAATACCTAGCGATATACCTATTCAAACGTGTCTCATCTTGTATTATCTCTTCCTTGATTTTAATTTTGAGGTCTTGATAATAAATATGTAAGTGTGGTCTATATCGAATTGCTACCGTTTTGATGTCATTGTTTAGTTAAATGTGCATTGCCTGTTTTGATTTGCTTATGGTCTTCATCGAACCATACACACTGACACATCTCATTAAATACGTGATTTGATAATCTTTGACTGGCATTTGTTTGTTGCACACTAAATCGAGTAATTACTTGCCATTGACCTTTACCAAATCCATCATCAAGCATCTCAGTTATCTTGTTTTTGACATTGGTAGGTGCTCCAGGAATATCATGTAGACATAAATCGTGACTAGCATATTTCTTATGAGCGACTCTACATTGTAAATGAACAAGTGAATTCTCATCTATAAGATTGTAAATCATTCCTTGTTCAGTTTTACTGCTTTGGTACTCGCTGAACGGTACTGCAAATAATTTAGTCATTGTTTTGATTTTTACTGATTAACTCAAGCGATATCTTCGTGAATTTGCGTTTAGCATTCTTATTATTCAGCGCTTGAATGTAAATATGGTCTTGTTCGTACTTCACCTTCTTTGGAACCTTCTTACTATCATAGCTAGCCATTGCTTCTTCAAACTCTACTTTGCTGATTATCCCAGTTTCCAAACTCATTTTATATAGAGTTAGTCCTTTGATTGGTTTAATCTTACCAACAAACTTTTCTTGTTTCTTAACTTCCTTCTGTCTGACTTGTTTGACTGTGTCTTTGTCGTGCTGTAGAATCTCTTTCATACGATTTTTTAATTATCTTCTAAAGATACCTAACGAATATCTAGTAGGCAACAAAAGACAACGATTAAATTGCCTTTTGTTTAGAAGCCCTCCTTTCTGATTAACTAGATTTACTTTGGTCTCTCGATTTTATTCTCGCTTCTGCGACAGAGACTGGGACTGGTATCTTATCTCCAACTTTCAATGTTGTGTTTGGATTAAGTTCCATGTCCAATTCATCCATCACAATTTCAACCATTGCTTGGTCTCCACTTGTCTTGGTTAGTATGTCTGATTTTGTTGCTTCAATCAATCCTACCATGTGATATAAATCCACATTTCCAGTTTGACCTTTTGCGTCTAATACCAATGTGCCATCAATTTTTTGTGTGATGACAATCTTTACGTTCTCGTCTGGTGCGAGTGTTATCGGTTGTTGTTCCATTTCTAACGGTTTCTTTTCACTCATTTTTAAAATATTTAGTTACTATTTGATTCTTTTTATTACTCCTAATTCTATATTATCAAACTCTTTATCTTTAATTGTTTTGATATACTTGTCTATTCCTACGTCTTCAAAGGTTCCAGAATAATCTATCAGCAATGAATTTACAGACAATTGATTTATCACTGTTTGATAAAACCTTGTTATACCCTGCTCGTCCTTTATAGGCACAAACGAATATACGACTTTACAATCAGAATAGTCGTAATCATTTATGTCTATATTAGTAAGGAGAGTCTCCGTAACTAATAACCTATCTAATTTACGCAAATATGGTTGAAATATATCGGTTCCATGTATATTGGTATATCCTAGAATGCTCAGCATTAATATAATCGGCGACACTCCACATCCAGCATCTACTATCTTATCATCTTTGTCTATCTGCTCTTTGTCAAGGATTTCAAGAAATTGCTTGATGTAATTTTCTCTGGAAGCTATGAAATGATAGTTGTTTTTGTCGAAGAATTTAACTCCTAGATTGACATAATCATCTTCTATCGATTTTGTTAAGTGTGTAATGATTTTAATAAGTGCATCTATGTTCATAAAGCGCTAATTAGTTATGCCATCTATGTCAATTATATTTGCTAAAGTCACTCCATCTCTACTTACTATATTTGCTCTAAGTACTCCATCACAACTTACCAGATTCGTCGGAGTAACTTCTTTAAAAGAACCTTGCACCATGTGCCATACATCAGTCGCAATTGAGTGTGACATAACATTAGTAGTAGCAAAGGTTGAGTTGATATCATACATACTCCATGTGATTTTACTAGCACTATCAAAACTAGTTGGACCAAATGTCGTTGTGTCACTTCCTGTAAATCCAGGACCAGTTTTGTTATATTCACTAGTCATACCACTAACTGAGAGTTTGTCCACTCCTGAGGTTAATCCTGTAGTTGTGTTGCTTGGTGTTGCACTGTTTCCACTGGAATTTGTACCATCTTCAAACTCTACCTCCTTACCAGACGCTACTGAAAATCTAACAGCATCCACTGTTATTACATCAGTGCCACTATTGGGTACGCTGAACTGATTCGTAGCAACCCCTGTTGTTACATCGTCATTCATAATGTACCATAACTCTGTTTGACATAGTCCTCCTTTAGTTGTGACGCTTCCTATCAGTTTATAGTCTGTTCCAGCCTGAGTTGGTGTTCCTCCACTCCTAGTTGTACCAGTAGATGTGTGTATGCAGATTACTATAAGTTCAACGGTAGTCGCTATATTAACTGTTGACACTACAGGGTTTAATGAACTATTGAGTATTTGATTTTTTGCTGAGAATGCGAATGCCATATTATAGAGTTTTAGTCATACTCATACTAGGATTGACATACAGCGTATATGTGTTATAAGGAACCCCTACAACTTGTGAATAATGATTCAAACTTGTAGGAGGAGCAATAGAAACAT